TGTGGGCTCTAAGGTTTTGTTTGAGGCTGAGGTGTCAGGTGACCCGGTGCTTTTGACGCAGATTGAGCGCCAATATTTGTGTATGGTATCTCCGAAGGTGGTTTCGGATGATATTGTTTGTAGTTTGTGCCAGGGCAAGACGCGGGATGCTAACATGGTGATGGTTCACCTATGCGCGGGTGCTTGGGAGATTGTGCATAAACCTCGCTGTGTCGAGCTGAGTATCGTTGCTGAGGGTGCATATGAAAATAATCTTTTTCACTTGAAAGGGTTTGCAGCGGCTATGGATGAATCGCAGCGTAAAGCGCTAGTCGCTTCCGTATGCGAGTGCGCAGATGAGGCGAAGTGCCCATGCGGCATCAAGTCGCTCAAGTCACAGGTACAGTCTGACTTACACGGACTTAACCAACTAAACAAACAAGGAGAAAAACAAAAAATGAGTGAAGAAAAACCAGTAGAAGCACCAATCGCACCAGAAGCTCCAGCTAAAGCAGGCACAGAATTGACATACCAGCAATTTGAAGACGCCTTAACTAAGAACACAACACAAATCATGGATGCATGCAAAGAAGCAATCGCAGAGTCAACCAAGAAACTTGAAGCAAAAGTAGAATCTGAAGTTAAAGCCGCAGTGGCAGCAGCAATACCTAAGCCTAAGCCAACGGGCAAAGGTCAAGTTGTGGGAGATTTTAATGCTGCGGTGGATGATGCTCAAAAGCTAAACAATATTTTCGCTAAAAAAGGCAACATGGGAAAAGCAGGTCTTGAATTAGCCGCAGCTGCAAAACGCATGGGTAGCTTAAACGCAGACCTAACACATTCTGAAACCGAAGAGGAGGGAGCATAATGTCGCAGGGACAAGGATTCGAAGGCTCAGGACCAAAACTTATTCCAGACCTTGAACAGACTTTCCGCGCAGACACAGGCTACACCGCTCCGGCAGTAGGCGACCCAGTGTACATTTCAAGCGACAACGGCTACACCCCAGCAGTAAGCTTATGCACAGGACCCAACCCAGCGTTCATAGGCTTTGTTCAATCAGTAATTCCCACTGATACATTTGGAAACAAATTGCTTAACGTTTACGTTTTCGGGCACAGAATACGCTGCAAAAACACAAGCGGCGGATCTTTGACAGCGGGCCAAGTTGTCACTTCAGGCAATGGCGGTATAACAGCGTGGACACCTACGACGGACGCGGCAATTGAGGCATGCGTCACGGCAACAACATCAACTTCTATCACGGAATCTGGCTTAGCAGCGATAATTAATGCTCAGGCAAACCGTAGAGGCGTTGTGGCTGTTGGCGGAGCTAACAATGCTTTGGTGCAAATAATCTTCGGATAAACCGAAGCAAAAAACTCAAAATAAATAGAAAAAATGAAGAGGGAGGAAAAAAAGAACTATGAGTTTTAATGAAGATGCTTTAACTTTTGTTGATTCAGCTGCTATTCAATACCCCGAATTAAACCAGGTTATCATTGAAATGACTATGCCAAACCTAATCGCGAAACGTTTGTTTACTGATGATGTTTTGAAGCGTGGGCGAACGAAGACCTACCCTATAGAGAACGGTTCTCATAGTGTGGGGATCAGTGAGGTTGCTCCGGGCTCTGCTGTTCCAGTTGATTTCACGCCATACAAATACGCCACTGTTAGCCCTTTCAAACGCGGCGAAGCTGTAGAAATACCTAAAGAAGTTGTGGAAGACGTTGATTTGCCAGTCATTAATCAACAACTAAAAAGACTCGCTAGACGCTTAGCCTTCCAGATTGAGCTTGACTGCATAACCGTTATTGGAAATGCGATTACCTCGCTGGGTATTAATAGTTTTGCGGGCACTGGAAAAACCATTACGGTTACTGGCACAGAGTTTACTAAGGCTGGCACTGCAGGTATGGAGGACTTTAACGCTGCTGAGGCTTTGATAAACGGGGCTGACTTCTTGATGGATACGATTCTTTGCAATCCGATCCAGAAGCGTGATATAAAGAACCTGCCGAACTACAGCTTGTACCGTGATGAGATATCGCCGATTACCCAGAAACCGATGCAGATGCTAGGCGAATGGGAACTTTGCTGGAGCAACGTCGTACCCGCAGGCACAATATACTGCATTAGCACAGGCAAGAACCTTTCAGCTGCTTACGCGCCAATGGGATATTTCCTAGTGCGTAGACCCTTGACAACCGATGTTGAACTGATCAAGAGTAAAGAAGTCGTAAAACCAATTCTAACAACAAGATACGCCCCAGTCGTAACTAACGCCCAATGTTTGGCCGCTATTACTGGTCTCGCAACATCCTAAACACACTAAGCGCAATAATTTTGAAGTGTATGATTTTTTAAATTCTACTTATTTTTTGCCAGGTTGAAGACGCTGGTCCGCTTTAGCGTCATGGCTTGGAGAAGCGGGCACAATTAAAGTTTTGTGAGGTGAAAAACATGCAGAATGGAGATAAAATTTTGACTGCTCTTGGTGCTGTAGTTACTATTGCGGGAATGATTTCTGCGATCTACGGAGGCACAACCACAGGTATAGGCATGATCGCTGGCGGCGCGGGTTTGGTAGCTAAAGGTACTGAAGAATACTATAATGGCGACACAACGCAGGGCACGCAGGATATTGTTGCAGGTGCTCAAGAAGTGAAAGCCGGAGCAGCAGCAACTAAAAATTGAAAAAAACCCGCCTCATTTTTTGAGGTGAGGCATAAAACTAATTTAAAATTTTAGGAGAAAAAAGAGAATGAGTCAAATAATAGTGGAAAATAAAGATTGGCAACTTTCACGGGAATCTGACGGCAAACTGCGCCTAGCGCATACGAGTGCAGACATAGATATGATTTTGACTAAGCAGCAATTACTGAGTCTTCAGGCTATAATAGATGGAGCTGTTGTGCATGCTTAAAGCAAACGATAAAGCGCAAAGCATCGACCGCGTAACCACCAAAAACGTGGCAAGATTATCTGATAGGTGCGCACATAAGACCAGATGGACAATTTTTAAGTTCTGGGACGAAGACGGCTTAGTTGAAAAAATGCTGAAGCGGGGTTTAACACAGGAACACATTGCAAACCTGTTTCCCCATCGGCTGCTCGGAATCTCTCGGTTTACGGGTCATCCTAATGCTAAAGGAAACTTGTGTTTGAACAGTGGGATTCAAGGTTTCGAAAAGTTGATTGCTGGCTTATCATCGCCGCCTACTGCTTGGAATAATGCGAGTGCGTACTTAGGAGTAGGTGATTCCTCAACGGCGGCTGCTGCAACACAGACGGATCTGCAAGCATCAACAAACTACACGTACGTTGGCATGCAATCAAGCTACCCATCGTTATCAGGGCAAACGTTAAGCTGGCAAGCAAGTTTCGGATCATCAAGTGCAAATTACGCATGGAACGAGTTCGTCGTTTCAAATGCGAGCACAAAAGGCAGCGGAGTATGCTTGAACCGGCTGGTCAGTTCTCAGGGAACAAAAACAAGCGGTCAAACGTGGGTTTTAACTTTACAAATTACGTGGTCGTAAAGTGCGAAGCTAAAAACTCCTTATTTTCCATTTTTTGAAATCTTTTTAAAAAAATAAAATTTTGATGATTTAAATGGCGCCATCAAGAGTTCAAGGCAATGGTACTACTGTAGGACGAGGAACGGCCACAACAGGCAACTCAGTTTCTGTTACCAGTTTAGCAACCCCAGGTAACAATAATCTGCTAATCGCTGTAATAGGCGTCGTTGCGGTTCCTGCTATAACAGTATCTTCAATAACACAAAGCGGAGTCAACTGGAGCACATTAGGCGCTGGCAAACAAGTTTCAAAAACTGCTGATAGTAATTATGTAGACTGCGAGATTTGGGTTGGAATCGTTGAGGCTTCAGGTACTCCTGGAACTGCAATAACTGTAAATTTTTCAGGTACTATAAATTACGGAGCTGTTGTTGATGTTTGCGAATATTCAGGATTAAAAACAAGTGGATTTTTGGATAAAACCAACACAGCAAACGGTTCATCTACAAGTACGGCAACTGGCGCGACAGGGACATTGAGCCAAGCAAGCGAATTAATCATAGGTGCCCTTTGTAACTATAAAGGTTCACAATCAACACCAACTAATGGCTTCGCACTTTTAGATGGTGCACAAGTTAATTCTGATCTCTCCGTAGCGTACTTAGAGCTTATTGTTTCAGCGACAACAACGCAAAGCTCAGGTACAACAGCGGCATCAACAATAGATTATGCAGGTTGCATAGCTTCATTTGAAGCACCTGCATCAATAACTAACATAAACTTGATTGATAATTGCTATGGCTCGGATGCAGATCCAGCGTGTCCTTTTAACATTTTCGCTGACGATTTCGCTGGCGGCACTCCTGCTGCATGGAGTGGAACACAGCAAATTGGGGGTGGCACATTGCAAGTTTTAGCGTCTGCAGCACATTCAGGTCCTTACGGCTGTGAAGTCGGCTCGGTTGGCAATTCTACTACTTCAGAAACTTATTTGAACACTACGCCGACAACATATGCTGCGATGCATTCGCGTTTTTATGTCCGATTTAATAGTGCCAATTGTATTCCTGCAGCAAGCGGTCAAGTTTTAAATTTGCTTGAACATATAAACGGCTCAAACTGGCATACTATAACTGCGATGGGCTTAGGATGGGATGCTTCGTTGCCTGGGCCCTGTATTTTTCTTCAATGCGCAGATGGGGCGACTTATGATTATCCTCTTTATGATTTTACTCCTGTTATCGCACAGTGGTACTGTTTTGAACTCTATACAGTAATTTCTACAACTGGCGGGGCATTCGTGTTCATGAACGGACAGCTTATTCTTTCCGATTGGGTTGTGGACACGACTCAATATGGGCAAATTGGTCAATTTGAGTTTGGCATCCCATACTCAAACATCCCGTTATCGTTTACAATTGATTTCGGCGATTGCATCGTTTCAAATGGGTATATTGGACCTATGCAGCCTAATATGACAGGTTCTTTGCCATTAACTGATTCTGGACAAGGATCTGACGACGTTAACGTACAGAACAACCAAGAAGCGGTGCAGGTTTCTGACTCAGGCTTAGGTTCTGATGCTTTATCATCTATGCAGACTCAGATCCCAGTTTCGGATGCTGGAGAGGGAGCCGACAATGTTGCAGTTCAAGGAATGATACCCGTTTCCGACGTTAGCTCAGGAACAGATGCTGTCGCGAATTTGCAAGGACAAGTTCCCGTATGTGATTCGGGGTTAGGTTCGGACTTTGCGAGTCTCGCAGGGCAGGTTCCCATTACTGATTCAGGAGAGGGGTCAGATATGGCAGTTGTAGGCAGTCCAGTACCCGTTTCTGATTCGGGCGCTGGCTGTGACTCCGCAAGTATTATTGCGCAAATCCCATTAACAGACCTTGGTTTAGGAACGGACAGTATTGCTGTTGGAAGCCCAGTAAACCTTTCTGATTCAGGTTTAGGCTCAGATGTTATGGCGATTCAAGCTCAAATTCTTGTGAATGACAGAGGCGCAAGCTTAGACTCGGCAATCGTTAACGTTACCACTTTACTCAGCGATGTCGGATTGGGCTCTGATGCGCTTGCTATTGCAATGCCGATTGCCCTGTCAGATACTGGATTGGGCGCCGACACAATTATCGTAACTGTGCCGCGACTATCTAGTCATGCTGTTGTAATCCAAAGCGAAAATGGCAAAGTTACTTTTGTAAGCGAAAAAGGGCAAGTTGTACTAAAGTCAGATTCAGATTGACCAAAGGATGAGTGAAAAATGAGTTTTCCAAGTGTAGAAATGAACACAGGTGATCTTTCGCCTAGCATCAATGCTACGTTGCAGAATAGCGACGGCTCAGCATTTAACTTGACAGGCTGCACAGCAGCTTTTCAGCTTAGCCAAAATGGACAAGTCTTATTCACTAAGCCCGCGACAGTGATTAATGCGTCAGCTGGCACCGTGCAATACTCCTGGCAATCAGGCGATACTAACCAGTATGGCGTCTGCACTGGGGTCTTCATAGTTACTTTGCCCGGCGGCGCCACGCAGACTTTTCCGACAGTCGGCGTCTTCTACGTGATTTTCCCTCTGTCGCCATCAGCATCCTCGACAGCTCCAGCCTACGCAAGCTTCAGCGAAGTTATGTCGTATCTGAACGTTCAAGGACCCAGTAGCACGGGAAACTTCACCGTTTACGGTTTACCCGTTTCTCAACAAGGCATCCAGGCGCAGGTTGATCACGCAAACCTGCACCTAAGCAGCCTCGTGCCCTCGCTAACACCGATGGATCCGCGTTATCCATTCGCGCAGTTAGCCGCACTGGACCTTGCATGTATTGGAGTTTTGGTGGCCGCAAGCGGCGGAATGCTTTTGGGCGCGGCAGATTACAAGCTTGGCGACTTATTTGTAACTAAAGGCACCGTTGGAAAATTCTCATTTCAAAGCGCGGTTCAAAGCTTTCAGGATAGTTTTACCCGAAATATAGTGAATCTTTCGACCGTAGCCGTGGGCGCTCAAGCACGACTGGGGCATGAAGCTTCTCATCGTAGAGGAAGGGGGCGCTAGAAATGAAGAAGCGAAAACTAAGAGGTTTGCTTATTCCTGTTGCTATAGCGTTTTTCGTGATAGGTTGGCTTCTTTATTGTTTGGGCAGAAAGCGGAGGAAAGCTTAGATGTCAACTAATCAGGCCTTAGTAGTTTCGGAGTTGCTGCAGGAGAATTGGAGTCTATCAAGTCCCGTGGCGGTCGCAAATATTTTGTGGCCTACGACTCGTATGGATGCGATTGGGATTACTCAGGGAAAAGGACCCTTACAATTGGCGGTCTACAACGCGAGCCCAAGCAAGCAGGTTGATGCACTCAGTCGGGAATGTTATCTGGTTACTGAAAAACTTGTGGTCGACATAATTGTGGTTAACGCTAGCCAAAGCTCGGCTGATTTAGCGGCTGCAGAATCAACTTTGGAGACATTGCAGGCAGAAGTTACCCGCATCATACACTTGCAAGACCCAAACTATGCAGTGACCGGAGAGCCGATTCATAGTAATGCAACTGAAGTAACCCGTGTTATGATCAACGTTGACGTCGTTTACTTCAGCATTTCAAGTTGATAGGTAGGTGAAGTAAATGGCAGAACAAAAAAAGGCGGCAAACCAGAAGTTCAAGACGAAATTTAGCACGTGGGTTGTGACTTACAAAAACGGCGCTCAGGTTCTTGTAGAACACAGAGTAACGAAAATAGCTTAGACCTGATTCAAGGTGAAAAAACACGAGTATTTCTATTCAGGTTAATTTGTCAAATTTCGATGTGTTGAGTAGCTGCTTTGAATGTCTCTGTGAGCAGTACCCGGAGGCTGTCAGGCAGGCAATGATGAATGTTGCTCAGGATATTTTGGCGACTGCAAACACGCTAGTTCCAGTCAGAACGGGATATTTGAAAAGTACCTTGGCTGTTGAGCAACCCAGCGATTTTCAACTAAAAATTAAGGCTACTGCGCCTTATGCTTATTACGTAGAGTTTGGTACCCGAAAGATGTCGGCAAGATTATTCTTGACGAATTCGGTTAATCAGCATTTGCCTGATTTTGCGCCGGCTATTGAGAAGCAAATTCAAAATATTTTGCAAGGCTAACATATACCCAATAGCCTCTAATCGGCATATACCCAACAGCTTCTAATTGTACCATAATTTTGATTTGAATAATTGTTAATCGAGGTGAAAAAGAATGAGTTTAGCAACTACGCCAGTTCTAAGCAGGAATGCAGTTGTCCAGGTAGGCGGAGCTGCAATAGGGTTTCTCACTGACTTCACTATGGATGTCAAGGCGGAAATGATTAAGGAATACGTTTGCTCGTCAGGCGGGTCTCCATCGCCAGCTTTCACGGCAAGCGGCAACCAATCCTACACGTTCAAAGCTTCAGCGCTCTATGTTCCAGCAAACTATGCAGCGCTATTAACAGATGTGCTTAACGGTTCATTAGTTACTGTTATTTGGGGTCCACAGGGAACGACTACTGGGTCGGGAACGCCGAAAATAACGTTAAGCAACGTTGTCTTAACAGCCTACAGCGTCAAGAACGGACAGAAAGGCACCATTGCAAACGACATCAGCGGCGAAGCACAGTCAGTAGCAACAAGCACCTTCTAAACGTGCTCTTTTTTTCTCATTTCGCCTTCAAATTTGGTTCGGTCGGATTAAAATTTAATCTTTCTCTCTGTAGACTATTGATGCTATAACGAGATTTACGATTAGTACGGCAATGAGGATGTATTCGAGGGTGTTAATTGCAGGAGGGGTCGGCACCGAGAAGAAAGACCCAGTTCGATCTACCGAAATGATCAGGAAGAAGAGCACCGAGCTGACGATCACCAGACTCGAAGCTAATCTAACTCTAACTCTCTTAAAGAGAAGGAGGACGATTGACGTCAGATCCAGTGCGAGACCGACAAAAATAGTAGTAATCGCGACGTAGCCGAGAGGCTTCAATTCAGATATACGGCGGGTCTCAAAGCCGATTGGAGTCAAGAGAATTATTATCACGACGTTCAAAATCATCCATATGGCAAGTATAATGGCGTTTCTGGAGAATTTCGTCCCTACTTTATTAAGAATGTCTGAGTTCATGATTTAACCACACAATCTTCAGGTTTACCTATCTTTTTTTTTAAACTCCCCTTAAATATAAAATTTGCTTATTCGCAAGAGTTCCGATTATACACGAATCGAAACCCATGTTTCTGTTCGTCTTTGTCTGTCTGGTGCTGTTTGTTCGTCTTGTCTGCATCAGAGAAGCAACAGTGGGGTTAAAATTTAATCTTTCTCTCTCTCAGAGCTACGACGACGATATGGATAAACTGCGTGTGTTCCTTGAAATTAGTTTATCACATATACTTCAGTCTTCGCAAGTACGTATTATTTCCAAAGTTAAAAGTTGTTAATGAGGTGATTAGATGAGTGAAATTCAAAAGGTGAATGAAGAAAAATTTGATAGTGAAGGTTTCGAGAAACTTAAAGCTGCATTCAACGAATATGAGGCAGAGCAAAAAGAGCGTTTCAAAAACTTCAGTGTAGGCCTTCTGAAGAATAGTAAGGTTCCGCAGGAGGCTAATGTGCCCGGCGCTGGATGGGTAAAATTTGTTTTGCTTACCCATAATGAGCTGAGCGATTTAGCGAAGTTTTACAAAGATGATCAGCGCGAATTCGAATTGCAAGCGCTTCTGAAGATGATGAAGCCCTGCTACCCCGAATTAACGGAGAAGGATTTGCGTGATGCGCCTTGGGATTTGGTGCGTGCTTTGGAGAAGGCTTTGCTTAATGAAGGTTTTTTACCGCGAACGGTGAGGCGGTCAATGACTGGATCTCCTGGAGCAGCGAAGCCCAGCGGATCGCAGCCGTCATC